TGTCTTACTCAAACAACATATATCGTTTCCAATGATCTGACAGCGTTTGGTATGCAGGCCAATCAAGCAGGGCACATGGCTGACGTAATGGCAGCGGCATCCACTAATGCTAACACGAATGTGGTGCTGATGGGCGCTACCTTTAAATACGCCGGCGCCGTTGCAGGTGCCCTGGGCTACAGCTTGGAAGATGTGGCGCTAGCAACTGGTCTGATGGCTAACGCAGGCATCAAGGGAGAGCAGGCAGGTACATCTTTAAGATCTATGATGTCCAGGATGACTGCTCCTACCAAACAGGTCCAAGCTGCCATGGATCAATTAGGGTTAACTGTCAAAAACTCCGACGGCAGCATGAAGCCCTTTGGTCAGACGATGCAGGAACTGAGGGCGAAATTTGCGGGCATGAGCGACAGCGAAAAAGCCCAGTATGCGTCCATGATTGCAGGGCAGGAAGCAATGAGTGGTTTTTTGGCCATTGTCAATGCATCGGATAGTGATTTTGCAAAACTGAGCAATGCAGTGAATCATGCCGATGGAGCGGCCGCTAAGATGGCAAAAACGATGAATCAGAATGCTCAAGGCGCACTGGTCCAACTGCAGTCCGCAACAGAGTCCGCACAGATTTCTGTGGGCAATGTGTTCCTGCCTATTTTGGCCAAGGTAGCGACGTATGTTGCTGGGGTTGCGGGGAGTTTTGCGAAATGGGCGGAAGAACATCCGCGTCTCGTAACGGCGTTAGCCGCTGTTGCTGGTGCGGTTGCTGCGGTGCTGCTAGGACTGCTTGCGTTTAGCGTGGCCGTATCCACGGTTAAATATGTAGTCGCAAGCATTAAGCTTTTTAAGGCAGCAATGCAAGGCGCTCAGATTGCTACGAAAGTCATGGCAGGAGCTCAGGCGGCCCTTAATTTTGTCATGAGCATGAACCCCATTGCTCTTGTGATTATAGGCGTAATGGCACTCATTGCGGCGCTTATTTATCTATACAACAATAGTGAAACGGTTCGAAACTTTATTGACTGGGCGGCACAGAGTATTGCGACGGCATGGAATACGGCAGTAACCTCAATATCTGAAACCGTAGCAGAGGCAGCCGTTTGGATCTCAAGTCAGTGGCAGTATATCTGCGATACGGCGGACAGTGCCTGGAATGCAATCACAAGTACAATTCAAAGCGTATGGGAGACTGTTTACAGCGTCGTGGATGAAGGCGTTCAATGGGTGCAGAACAAATGGGAACAGCTAAAAGGAGTGTTCAGTTCACCTATCACGACTGCGATTAAATTCATTACGTCCAGCTCTTCCAATGAAAACCCCGACAGGAATGCCTATGGTGGCCTTATTACCAGGCCTACATTGAGCTGGGTGGGGGAAGCCGGAGACCCGGAAATGATAGTCCCGATCAACCGGACACAGAATGCCATGCGTTTGTGGCAAAGCGCTGGGCAGATGCTTGGTGTGAAGGCTTTGCAACCGGTCAGAGATCCGGCACCGCTCCTTGGAAGCAGAGGAACTGGCGTAACAGTGAACTTTGCTCCAACTATCCAAGTGTCGGGGGGAGCCACAACTGCGGATCAGATTCGAACTGTACTGCGGGAACAGGAAGCTCAATTTGAGGCGAAATTCCGCCGGCTGTATCAGGAGATGGTGCAGCGGGAAAGGAGGTTGTCTTTTGATTAAAAGGTATACAACAATCCAAGGTGATATGTGGGACTTTATTGCGTTTAAGATCTATGGCAGTGAACGCTTTATGGATGCTCTTTTGGAGGCGAATCCGGATCATGCTGAAACGATTGTTCTTCCAGCAGGAATCGAGCTTGATTGCCCAGAAGTGAGTAGGAATGCCCCCCGCTTTCTGCCGCCTTGGAAGGAGGGGTGAGGGTGTCTTTTGTTGCAAGTGCAGTTGAAAGAATGATGGGCACTCTCCCAGGAGGGTCTAGCTTAGCCTATCGCACCTGGTGCGAAGTCCTCTATACGCCGAAAGGTAGCAATGAGAGCAAGGATATTTCAGAAGAGATTAGTAAATATTTATTGAGCTTGGATTATACCGACAACATCGAAGGGCAGGCAGATGATCTAAGTCTTACATTAGAAGATCGTGCCCAACTTTGGACGTCTGATTGGTATCCGCAACGAGGGTCCAAATTAGATGTTACGATTTATACCTTGAATCGGGGTCGCCTAGATGAGGGTTTAAAATCTTTGTTTTTAGGCAGTTTTGAAGTCGATGAGATAGAAATCAAAATGGCACCAGCGACGGTTCAGATCAAGGCTGTAGGTGTGACCTTCGAAAGCAGTCTGCGCGGCGAAAAGAAGAACCGGACTTGGGAAAAGATTACGGTCAAGAAATGCTGCGAAGATATTGCTGCGGGAAATGGGTTGACGCTTGATTGGTATTGTGAAAATAATCCTCCCTTGGATCACGTCGAACAGTCCGATGAATCAGACCTTGAATTCTTGAAAAAAGTGGTCAAAGATGCGGGACTTTGCCTGAAGGTAGACCTGAAGAAATTGACGGTTTTTGATGAGCAGCAACAGGAAAAGGGAGATGCCAAACTCTTTTTCTTGCATCCAGGGCTTGAGCAGCTAGCTCAAAAGATTCAGGATGGAACGGACGGGCCGAGATATATTTATTCGTTCACCGATTACCAGCTGAAGGCGAAAACGAGAGACGTTTACAGGGCTTGCCATGTGAAATATAAAAAGGGTAAGGAGAAGGCCGTTATTGAGGCTACTTTCGTCGATCCCAGTAAAAAAGAGGGCCAAACCCTAGACGTCAGTGAGCAATGTGAGACAGTCGCAGAAGCTGAACGCTTAGCCCGAAAGAAACTGAGAGAGAAGAACAAGGAAGAAGTTACTGCAGCCTTTAATCTTACTGGTGATACGATTTATGCCGCAGGTCAATTAGTACAGCTGCAGCACTTTGGAGTTTTTGATGGGAAGTACATCATCACGCGCGTTGCGCTGAGGCTCGGAGGCGGCTTTACTGCCAGCCTTGATTTAAGGAGGTGTCTTGATGGATACTAAGCGGCTCCTGGAAGGGATGTTCTATATCGGAGAGGTAAGCTCATTAGAACCTCAGACCGGAATGGTAAGAGTCGTTCGGTCCGATAAAGAAAACAAGGTGTCTGGAGAACTCTTCGTCATTCAAAGGGGGTCCAGCCGAAGTAAAGACTATTGGATGCCTGCGGTGGGTGATCAGGTGCTCTGTTTGCAGCTGCCGAATTTTTCAGGAAAAGGAACAGGAGATGGTTTTATCCTGGGAACGTTTTACAGCCAAGCGGACACGCCGCCAGCTGGAGCATCCGCAGATACCAGGGTGCTAAGTCATCCAGGGGACATGGTCCTCAATGTTGGAGGAACGCTGACCATCCATGCCGGTTCCTTGGACGTTCAAGGCGCGGGGGATGTGGTGGCTAGTGGAATTTCCCTGACGGGCCATGTTCATGGAGGGGTTGTATCTGGCGGAAGCACTACTAGTGGTCCTCAATAAATCAATGAGAAGGTGAAATGATGTACATCGGATATATGGGTCCTGTTGTTTTCTTGGCATCGTCTACTTATACACTGACTCCTTCCGGGATGGGACAGGAAGGGGAAGGAAGATGGGCCGACCATGATCTTATCCATTACAAGCCGGTCAGTGAATTTCTTGGGCCTGGGCTGCAGTCCCTTGCCTTCGATTTGATACTATCCAGACAGTACGGGGTAGATCCTGACGGCGCGGTGAAATTGCTCCGCCAAATGAGGGATACGGGAGTTGTCTTCCCCCTTATTATTGGCGGGCACCCTATCAGCCAAACCTATTGGCGACTAATGAGTATGTCGGAGAATGATAACTATTATGGGCCAACTGGGAATCGCATATGGTGCAAGCTGCACGTGCAGCTAAAGGAATACAGCGTGGATAACTATACAGAAGAGCAATCCAAGGTTGATTTGTATGGATCCATCGGGAATGTCCTGGCTACAGTCTTTTAAAGGAGGGATGACCTATGGCGCAAACATATAGGGTGGATGGACGTCCTGCGGCAACCATCGACTTTAACCCCTCCACCTTGGTAACTGAAGTGCTGCAGAACGTAAAGACAATCTTATCTACGGTGAAATACTCAGTGCCACTTGATCGAGGTTTTGGAATTGGTGGGGATGCAGTTGATATGCCTATGCAGCAGGCGGCGGCTATGCTGAGTGGAGAAATCTTTGCTGCAATACGAAGATATGAGCCTCGCGCCATGATTCAATCCATCAAGTTTTCTGGGGATGAATCTGGAAAGCTAATTCCAATTTTGGAGGTGAGAATTGTTGGAACTGAATAAAATAGCTGACGTAGGCTTTGCAGATTATGATGAAGAACGCATTAAACATGCCGTGATAGACGCCTATCAGAAAATAGCCGGACGAACACTTGCCAAAGGTGATCCGATACGGCTATTTTTATTATCCATCGCGGCCATTATCATTGAGCAGCGATATTTGATTAACCAGACCGGAAAGATGAACCTGCTAGCTTATGCCAAAGGAAACTATTTGGACCATCTAGGCGCTTTGTTTGATGTGGAACGAATTCCAGCTAAAGCCGCAAGGGTAACCGTGAAATACACGCTGTCTACGGCTGCTGTTAATGGCGCCTATATTATCCCAAAAGGGACCCGGGTGACAGACCAAGCCGGGGCCATCTATTTTGCGGTTGATGAGGCTACGGAAATCTCCGTTGGAGAAATGTCATGCTTGGTACACTGCACCTGCACACAGGTTGGAGAAGTGGGCAATGGATTTCTTGTGGGAAGCCTATCGCGTCAAGTTGATCCTCTGCCATTTGTGGCATCTGTTTCCAATACGACTGTCAGCGCAGGAGGCGGGGATACAGAAGGGGATGATGCCTATCGAAATCGCATCCACGAAGCCCCTGAGTCTTTTTCCGATGCAGGTTCTTACGGGGCGTATGCCTTCTTTGCAAAAAGCGCTAATACAAATATTATCGACGTGAATATTTCTTCCCCTGCTGCTGGCGAGGTGCTTCTAGTGCCGTTGCTAGCTGGAGGTATTTTACCAGAACAAGAGATACTGGATGAAGTCCTGAAGGTGTGCAGCGCAGAAAAGGTTCGGCCCCTAACGGATAAGGTGACTGTCAAGGCGCCTACTGTTGTGTCTTATGATATCAACGCGTCTTATTATATCCTAACTGACGATAAAGCACAGGGAACGGCCATTCAGGAAGCGGTGACCAATGCTGTTAGCCAATACGTGATGTGGCAGAAATCAAAATTGGGGCGTGATATCGATCCCTCTAAACTGTATGAACTCATGGTACAAGCTGGAGCTCGAAAGGTTACGGTGACGGCTCCAGTCATCAAGCAGCTGCAGCGAACTGAACTGGCAGTGGCAGAAGACGTAACGGTGACATTTTTAGGGGGGGCAGATGAATGAGTAAGCTAAAAGACGTTGAATTGAAAAGCATCTTGCCCACTTCTATCTCGGAAGACGAGAACGTTAGAAAAACAGCGGACGCAGTTTCTAACGAGTTGACTGCTGTTACAACTCTCATCCCAAATGTCCTAGTCTATAGCCGTATCGATCAGCTGCCTGAAAACCTTTTGGACCTTTTAGCATGGCAATTTCACGTCGAGGATTATGATGATTCTGCGGACATTGACATTAAGCGTAAGCAAGTCAAGACGGCGATAGCCGTGCATCGATATAAAGGCACAGTGTATGCGGTTAAGGTAGTCGTGGAGGCTCTAGCTGGAGGAGCTAAGGTCAGAGAATGGTATGAATACGGGGGAAACCCGTATCACTTCCGCGTGGAACAGATGCCCGATAAGGTGCGATGCGGGGGAAGTGTGGAAGCTTTTACTCGTGCAATTGAAAATGCCAAAAATGTTCGCAGCTGGCTTGACGAATTAAGATGGCAAAGAGAACTAAAGGTAAGAAAACGCTATGCGATAGCCGCCGGTGTGTCAAAAGAGATAACCATCGGCTTACCAAAAATTAATAATGTGGATGTATTGCAGCCGAATCGATTTGCGACGGCTGTATTTCTTTTTAAGGAAATCTGGATAGGAGGAAAAAATGGCTGATTGGTCTGGAGCAATTATGACAAAACAGGGAAGAGCCCTGGAAGCAAAAGTAACCGCAGGCATCTGTAAGTTGGAGCTGACAAAGCTGAAGGTGGGAGACGGCGAACCGCATGAAATTGAAAGCATGACAGATTTAGCTGCGCCCAAACTTGATATTGGCATTTCATCCATTTCGCCCACTGATGCTGGTATTTGCGATATTGAAGGTGTTATCACCAATGCGGAGCTAGAAAAAGGATTTTATATGCGGGAACTTGGCATATATGCCACGGATCCGGAAGAAGGGGAAATATTGTACGCCGTAGCCACCGATAGTCATGCTGATTACCTGCAGGCGAAAGGAAGCAGCACTACACTGTCTGTCGGATTGCATGTGCAAGTGGTCATCACTAATGCTGATAGCGTAATGGCTATCATTGACCCGAAGGGACTCACGACTCGGACAGACCTTGCCGCTCACGACGAGTCCGACGACGCGCACGAAAAGAAATTTGGCCTTTTTCAAAAAATCACTGACTTTGCTGAATCCCTGCTCAAGACCCTGGCTCTTACGACGACCATCAAGGCGATCACGGCGCTGGAACCTAACTCATGGTTCGGCCAGCTGCTCAAGATGGTCCTCGATGCCAGCGGCGTCAAATACAATATCGCACAAAACGGGTACATCTGCTTGGGCGCTTTTTTTGGAAACCTAATTATACAGTGGATATATGCGAGCATCCCAGACAATTCCTATTACGGGGTTTTTCCATTGCCAATTGCGCTATCAGAGCGGCCTTTTGTGGTCATCCCAGTCGATGTAGTCATAACTGATAGAACTGACGGCTCAGACGCCTCAACCTGCTTATGGTCTCATAACGGGTCATCGGCTACTGCCGTAAAAATCTTAGGAAATACTAAGAATTTAAGCCAATTTTGTGCGGTTATCATCGGCCATTAAGGGATGCAGATTGCGATCCACCCAACCCAATTCATTTTCAAGCGGCTGACCAATTTTGCCGCCCCAGGCTTTGACCCTTCGAACACCCACGACGCTACAAAATCTTCCTTAATTTCATTGACGTCAGATTTGACGGCATTGGAGCTGAGCACGACCGAGAGATTAGCAGTGAGTGGCAATGCAACAAAGCCTACCGTGCCGGGGAAGGACGCAACTCCCCACTGTCTAAAGCGCTCCTAAGACCCAAACGGTAATGGCAAGATAATCAACAGGCGCTACAGTCAAATCAGACGCTGTCATCTTTCCAACCCCTATAGGCTTGACCAAGGCAGGCGTTGACTCCACATCTACAGCCATTGAGGACAAGACTTTGTTCATGGTGACGGGGAATTTAATCACATTAGACTGTACCGTGACTGAAGCATATACCCACTGTCTACCTTGCTCCCAGTACTATGACCCTATATGAGCTGGTATACGCCCGTTCAAATACATCACACACGCAGCTATTACTCCCTAAGTCCAATGTTATCACGGCTGAGGTAGTGAATCCTGGATTGATTGACAGAGAGGCTACTGCCGCAAAGGCTTTTCTCATGCTCAGCGGGTAACTAAAAACTGCTGGGCCATATCCAGGGTCATTTGTGGTCATTCCCCACTGTTGAAGAATTATCGAATCCTTAATTTTGTGTGCTGAGGCTGTGGAAAATCCCTTACAGACAAAAAATATAGCGAAATACAGATTGTTGATTTAATGACGGCTGAGGGTCTTTTTGTATTTTGAAAAGCAGAAAAATCCTGTAAAAATGAAGAATTTAAAAAGTGCATATCATGAGCAGAGAAAGCCGCTTACTAATGCCGATTAACGGGCTAGGAGCGGTTTTTATATTGGGCAAATCATGAGCAGTTTTATTTTAAGAGTTCAATGCACTTTCTGAGCTGACGAAGCCCCTTATGCGTGTAGACTCTCTCTGTAATATCACCGCCTGCGTGACCTAAGATGCGTCGCTTGGCTGTTTCATTGGAACCTGCATTATCTAAGAGAGTAGCCACGGTATGTCGCGTGTCATGCGGCGTGTGTTTTTGACCACGAATTAATGCCATGACTTTATCCCAGATAGATGAACGATATCTAGTGTAGCTGTAAGGATGACCTTGCTGGTCACAGAGTAAAAAGGATCCAGGCTGAGAAATCCTATTTAGGACTAGAGGTAATATCCGAGGATGGATTGGTACAACACGGATACCTGATGCAGTCTTGGCTTTGGTGATTCTAATAAACCTTTGGCGAAGATTGATATTCTTCTTTTCAATCTGTAACATCTCACTGACACGAAGCCCGGTATAAAGGAGAATAAGCACAGAATCAACTCCAGGCATATCTGCATGCCGCCATAGTCTGTTAATTTTCTGCCGGCTAATAATATGATGCGGATAAATAGGATGGTTTTTGCCAATTGATATAAGAGCAGCATAATTCGTGCTACATATATTTGACTTTATGGCATATTGATAAAGCAAACTTAGTAAATTTTTGACTTTTTTACAGCTCGAATACGAGAGTCCTTGATTATGGCGCATGTTATCAATCACCCCTTGCAGGTCTAAAAATTCCAGGCTAGTAAAGGGACGTGGATAGAGCACCTTGCAATGCTTGAAAGAGTTCTCATAGCTGTTTTGAGTGCTTTGAGATAAGGCCTCACCTTCAGAAAGGTGGAAGGGAAGCCAGCGAAAATAAAGCTCTTCAAAAGTAATAGATTTTCGACGAAAGGAAGGATTAGATTGATGATGATCAGCAAAATAAGATGCCTGGAAGATTTTAGCATCGTAAATCGTTTCAAACGCAGCAATATAGTGCTGATGACCATCGATGGTTGCTATAAAAGCGTAAGGCCGCCGCCTTGCGCCTGACATTTTACGAATGCACCCATATCCATTTGGATTTTTCATTTTAATCACCTCATTAATATTGATAGGAGGATTCTACCATGCCCAATACAAACGTCGATTATTATGTATCAGGCTTTGACGCCGCGGGAAAGAGGGTCGGCAGCTTGATTTGCGACTTTGATCCCGACAAAAATCCGAAAAAACTAGCTGCGCTGAAGGAAAAGGCGGCAGAGCTGTTTACGGACGCCATTGTTGTCGAAGTCACTACGACCGAAGATTACAACAAATACCTGGAAGGCTATGTCAGAGGGTCTGATGGCAAACCGATTCCATACGTAGCTCCAGAACCAACCGCAGAGGAAAAGGCTGCATCCGAAAAGGCGGCGCTGAAAGTCGAATATGAAGCCAATAAAAAAGAAATGTTAGACGCCTTACAGGCGGCGACGCTTGCAGGCAATGCTGAAGCCGTGACCAGCATCCAGCAGGACTATAAGGACATGACGACGGCATATAAGGAAGCAGTGGAAGGAGTGAAATAAAAATGGCATTTTGGAAAAAGAAAAAATACTGCCAGTACTGTGGGTCTGAAGTAAAGGATGGCAGATGCAGTAACCCGGACTGCATTGCCTTTAAAGAGCCAACTGAAGAAAAGAAAGATAAGAAAGAAGAGTGATGCCCTATGGACATCATTGAATTCTTTCGGAAAATCATGCCTACGGAACCAGAAATGATTGTTGGCGGTGCAGCTTCTTGCGTGGGGGCTGTTTTTTCTTACCTGATTGGATGGTCTGAAGTGGTCGAAGCATTATTAGTCGCAATGGCAATTGATTATATAACAGGCGTCTTTGCAGCCTATATCAATCCGCATTTGGCCCTTAGTAGCCAAAAGGGGTTCAAAGGCATCTGCAAAAAGATCATGATTTTACTGCTCGTTGCACTTGCCCATGAAATTGACAAGGTAACAGGCAACGGCAACGTCCAAACGTTGGTTGTGTGGTTTTTCCTCGGAAATGAGGGCTTGTCAATCGTCGAAAATGCAGCCAAAGCGGGGCTGCCGATACCTAATAAATTGCGTGATGCGCTGGAGCAACTAGCGAGCGAAAAAGGAGGAAAATCATGAAAGTATATATTAATCCAGGACACGACTTAAAATACGATAGTGGCGCGGTTAATCCTGTAACAGGGGTGCGCGAATGCGACGTAGCCGCAAAAATTGGAGAGGCTGTGAAAAAGTACCTAGAGGCGGCAGGCTGTGAGTGTCGACTATTACAGTCCGATAATCTCTATTATGATAGCAACTATGACGACCGCCCCGTAGCGGTCTGCGCTGACGCCAATGCATGGGGCGCTGATGTCTTTGTCAGTATTCATTGCAATGCTTTTGATGGCACGGCACAAGGCACTGAGACCTTGTGCTATAGCCGTACATCCAAGGGCGGTAAGCTGTCTCAGTGTATCCAAGACCAGATTGTTGGGGCTTTAGGCACGGTCGATAGGGGGGTTAAAGAGCGACGCGACCTTATCGTGCTTAAGCATACTGCGATGCCAGCGGTCCTCGTGGAGACGGCTTTTATCGACAATGACGAGGATGCTATATTACTAACTGACAGCCTAGATGACATTGCCGCGGCCATCGCAAGGGGCGTTACGGATTATCAATGTAGTTTATAATGAAAGGAGCAAAAACCATGAGTAAATGGACAGAAGTAAGAGATGGATTAGTATCTGCTTTAGACGTAAAAGAGGTGACAGAATCTGCCAAAGACCAGATGCTTGCAAGCCTTGTGACAGATGGCATGGATGCCATTGGCGTGGTTGCCGATAAATTTGTGGAGCAGGTGCAGATGCAAGGATCGGAGGAGACAGGATGGTGCGCTATCCGTGATAGATTTGTATTGCCTCTACTGATTAATGGTACCCTTTGGGCGGTTAAATTAGTTTTAGCTAAGAGTGCCCAAAGTACACCAACTGAAAATAGATAACAAAAATCCCGTCAGGTCAGTCACATACTGGCTTGGCGGGAATTTTTATTTTAAATCAATATGTGGATTAATAAAGAAATTTGTTTATTCGATGCTAACGGTACAACGATTAGTTGTATTTTACAATTTGACAAATAAACAAGGATGATTTATAATTAACAAAACGGTTAAATTAATAAACAAATAAGTGCTTAAGGAGGGCTTTAATATGGCTACTAATTACGGAAAAGTCCTACGTAAGATCAGAGTGGATAGGGATGAACTACTAAAGGATATGGCAGGAAAGCTCGGTATTACATCTGCCTATTTATCTTCTATAGAAAATGGTAAGCGGCAAATTCCAACTGGTTTGACTAGAACTATTGCTGAAAAATATGAGTTAAATCATGAAACAATTAAAAAATTAGAAGAAGCGGAAGATAATACACGAACCAGTATTCAATTTGATTTTACCGATGCAAACGAAAATCAAAAGACCACTGTTTTAAAACTGGCAAGGCAGTTTTCAGATCTAAGTGATGAACAACTAGCTGAAATTAGAAGGATCTTGAGCAGAAAGGATGGTTGATATATGGGTGGAATTATTGTTGACTCGTTATCTTTAAAACAAATTAGAAATTTTGCAAAGAAAATCCGTATCATATTTGGAATAGAAGAAGATGGTTATGTAGACATCGTCAGGGTTTATGAATACATTCTTCAGAGTATTGGAGTAACATTCGAAATCGTTGATTGTGCCTCAATGGGAGATAAACATGGGGAGACATTAATTGGAAGAAACGTTATAAGAATTAGGGAAGATGTATATGACCGTGCCTGCAAAGGATACGGTAGAGATAGGCTAACAATGGCTCATGAATTAGGACACTTGTTATTACATAATATGAAAAATTTATCATTAGCCAGAAATGCTAATCAAAAAGTAGCAGCTTACAGTGATCCAGAATGGCAAGCCAATGCTTTTGCTGGGGAATTACTAGCACCACATAGATTTTTACAAGGTAAAAGCGTGGATGAAATTGCTAATAGTTACGGAATATCAATTAGTGCGGCTCAAGTTCAAAAAAATAGAAGGAAGGGATAAGTGTGTTTATATTAAGAAAACAGCCACCTAGTGGCTGAATAACCAGGTGACTGTTGCCGCATGCCATTAAGTTGCAGCTAAATGGTATACGATATGCCTCATGATGAGGCTAACCTAAAAATACTTTCAAAGTTATTTTAGCATCATGAAGTGTATTTTGCAACGGTTTCCGAAAGGAGACCTATATGAAATCAACCAATTGGATTGAATCTGATGAAGTTGGCCAGTGGGTATGTTGGAAAGAATACACTAATCGATGGGGACAACGTATGATTGCCTCTAATTACGGATACAAATACTGGCGCTTCTTTATCAAAAGCAAAAAACACTAGTATTAAATAAAGTACCAATATCAAACTATAGGGACGAAGTTAGCTCGTTCCTATTTTTTTTACAAAAAAATACATGTTTACAGGAAAGACTTGGTTGGTTACTAGGACAGGGATGGAGCGGGTGTTTGGACCGTTGGATGGGAAATAGAAATCTAAGCTGCGCGTGAAATGAATAGGGAGAAATAATCGGCGCAGACAAAAAGGTTCTTATGTTGACTTTTACTGTTCACCACTTCAACTGTAAGCTCCCTATCCTCAAAGAGGGTGGGGAGTTTTGATTTATGTACGACTTTTGCTGTCATGCGATAACGCGGAAAGGAACAATCATGGAAAAAGTTATCATCGAAAGCTTTACCCTTGACCATACAAAGGTCATTGCCCCCTATGTACGTCTCATTGGGGAAGAACAAGGGGAACACGGCGATATTGTCTCCAATTTTGATGTCCGCCTGGCCCAGCCAAACAAAGAAGAAATCCCTACAGGGGGCATGCATACCTTAGAGCATCTTTTGGCCCTTTATCTACGCCCTCGCATCAAAGGATATCTTGACTGCTCTCCCTTTGGCTGCCGCACAGGTTTCCATCTCCTGTGCTGGGGCCACCATGATCCCAGGGACGTGGCAAAAGCCCTCAAGGAAGCGTTGGAACTTATTGTAACGACAAAATGGGAAGACGTGCCGGGAACAAAGGAAAAGGAATGCGGCAACTATAAGGACCATTCCCTCTTTTGCGCCCAGGAATGGGCCAAACAAATCCTAAAAAAGGGAATCAGCAGTGATCCCTATGAACGTCGTTTGGTGTAAATGAAAAAGGAAAAGGACCTGTCGCTCAAAGCGATAGGTCCTTTTTTGGTGCGGATGACAGGACTTGAACCTGCACGTCGAAGACACTAGATCCTAAGTCTAGCGCGTCTGCCAATTCCGCCACATCCGCATAAAGATCCCCGCGTCAAGCCACACAGGGATATGAAAGATTATAATCTAAAATGACAAGAATTGCAAATGTTGATTTTGGGAAGGCGTGGAGAAGAGTTGTCTACAATTTGGAGGGTTTGTTATCAAATTGATAAATAAAAGATGTAGATTTTTATAAATTGTAAAACTTGGTACTTAATATTACTTTAACATCGTGATATAAAGGACAAAACTTTAAGTTATAAAATATTTACTATATAATATATTTGATATAAGAATGATTCAATGAAAGATAAATCGTCATCATTCAAAAAATAAATCGCAGCACGATTCCTGAAAGAGATACGGTGAGCGTCGTAGGGGTTCATACCTTCCATAAGGATGAACTGTGCAGGGCGGTAGGAGCCAGAATTGATTTTTCTGGCGGCCGTAGATTGCGAGGGCTTATGAATGAAAATAAAGAGCGTTGGATCAATATTGAAGAAGTCGCCGAATATATCGGTGTCAGTCCTGTGACGGTTCGCTACTGGCTGCGCAGTGGAAAGAACCTGCCTGGAAAAAGGGTGGGGCGGCAGTGGCGTTTCCGAATCAAGGATATTGATGAATGGATCAAATCAGGAAAAAGCAATTTCGATGATTGACCGATTTTTTCCTCTTTTTCCATGGGAAAGAAGGCTCTGCCTGAAAAAGGGCAGGGTCTTTTTTGCGATGAAGACAATGTGTTTGTATCCTGCGGGTGGATCCTTATCTACTATGGATATCGCTATAATTAGAAAATACTAAATTTACATGTAATTTAAATTTTAGTACAATCTAAATCATCAAAGGATGAATAGAATGATAAGAAAAAGTAGATATGAAGAATCATAAGAAAGATGATTTCTTTTTGATGAGGACTTGGGATTCGGACACGATGACGAAAGGTGGGGACTGATTTCATCTTTTTATACGATTTGCTGGGCTGCGGAATACGCCATGAATAAGAGGTCAAAAGGATTGCCATCTGCTCATAAATGCGCGTCAGGCTTTTCTCAGGATGCCAAGGAAATCGAGATGAGTCTTCTTCTCAGTCACTCATGGATTTCATGTAAGGAGAGGCTGGCTATATCTCAAATTTAAAGAAAGTGGATATCCATTGAAGAACGTTCTGAATATCCTGATGTCAGTACCGTGACCAATCGCTCTTGGATCTGTTCGAAAAAGGATATTCCAGCTGTTCGGGTTGGCAGTCAGTGGCGCTTCAAGATCGAGGACGTCGATGAATGGACCCAATCAGGAAGAAGCAATTTCAGCGCCTGAACAAAGGCGTGTGCACATATTCCTCCGTCTACAGGATCGGAAGACTTTTTATAGAATCGGGTAAAAAGTGAGGGACCCTGAGGCTGGTTCAGTAAGCATCATTAAGCTTAGGGGTCTCTTTTTTGTGCGAATAATAAAAACTATAAGGAAAAAGAAAATA